ACGAATCCCGAACAATGCCAACAGCGCCACGGGAAACATCACGCTCAGTTGTCTGGGATGGTCGGCGAATGCCCACTACACGTTGCTAGTGGACGTCAACAAGGTCGGAGGTTATGCTCCTCCCTATTACGACCGCAACACACTAGGAAGATACTAATGGCTCTCCAACTTATTACCGAGACGGTCCAGAAGGTTTGCACGCTCGTCGAGGGCGAGACTCGGGGAGCCCCGAAGGTCTATGCCATCCAAGGTATCTTCATGCAGGGGAACGTCAAGAACCAGAATGGCCGGGTCTATCCGACTAATACGCTGGTCCGAGAGATGGCACGATTCCAGACGGAATATATCAATCGGCACCGGGCGTTCGGTGAGCTTGGACATCCAGACAGCCCCACGGTCAATCTTGACCGCGTCTCCCATTTAATTACGAACCTTCAGCAAGAGGGCGATAACTTTGTGGGCCGGGCGAAGGTGATGACCGAGACACCCATGGGCAAGATTGTGAAGGCCCTCATTGACGAGGGGGCTGAACTTGGTGTGTCCACGCGAGGATTGGGCACGCTCACTGAGACTGAACAAGGCATGGAAGTCGGCGACGACTTTTTCCTTTCGACGATTGATATTGTGGCAGACCCATCGGCCCCTGAAGCCTTTGTGCGTGGAGTGATGGAAGGCAAAGCGTGGGTATGGGAAAGTGGCGTGCTCAAGGAATGCGCGTTAGATAAATTAGTGAAGAAGATCGATGCAGTTCACGCGCCCACCGTCCCGTCGCCCGTGCGGCAGGAGGCATTCGTAAAGTCGTTCGGCCGGTTCATGACGGCTCTCCGCGAAGGAGTTTCGTCAAACATTCAGGAACGCTAAATAGATATAGCGTTGAGTTCATTCTTTAACGAGGAATATATGGCTACACCAGCAGAATTGCTTTCGACAAAGAACGGCGAGAAGATGCCGAAAATCAAGAAGAATCCTGAAGACAAAGAAGTTCAGGATGTCGGCGGTCCCGAGAAGGATTGGTCTACCGCAGACTACGCCAAGTTTAAGTTTGATGCAACAGCCGGTGTCAAGCCCGACACAACGATCCTCCCGAATGCTCGGGTCAAGGCCGAGAAGATGCCTGTGATCAAGGAAGAGGAAGAGGACGACGAGACTCTGACTGATCCAGAAGCGGACGAAGAGGGTGAAGAGAAGCCCAAGAAGTCACATCACAAGAAGAAGGATCCTGAAGAGGGCGAAGAGCCAGAGGAAGAGCTTGGTGAGGAAGACGAACCCGAAGCCGAAGCTGAAGAGCCGCCCAAGAAGTCACACCACAAGAAGGAAAGTGACGACGAGGAGATGACCGACGACGACCTCGACATCGAAGACGACGGCGATCTTGAGGGCGAAGACGATGAGCTTCTGCCTGATGAACAAACGGACGAGGGCGCTGACGTCTCAGTTGATGATCTTACCGATGGTGATACTAATCTAAATTCGCTAGGTTCCGATATCACAGAACCTGAAGACGAAGAGCTTGTTCACGTTGATATCGATGATCACTTCAACAAGAATCATGGGGGCGAACCGGGGGCCTTTGAACCCGAGGAGGAAGCTCTCCTAACTAGTCAGGCTGGTGGTGCCGACGAGATGTTCCCTGATGACGACAAGCTCGATAACACGGATGCCTACAGTGATATCGGCGACGAATATCTGGGTCCAGAAAAAATGCCAGAGCTAGGCTTCGTCGAGCCCAAGACAGAATTTGAAACCGAAGCTGATGCTATCGAGCCAGATCCGGAAGACGATACTTTTGCTGGTGACGTCGAGGACGACGACGAGTTGGTGAAGAAGTATGAAGCTGAAGGATGCGTCGGCAAGCCGAAGGACATTAAGGAAGCCAAGAAGAAGTTTGAGCTTTTCAAGAAAAAGGCAAAGTCCGTAAAGGAAGGAAAGATTCATATCTCCTTTAAGGTTGCCGAAGGAAAGAAACTCTTCGAAGGCAATACCGTATTGACCGAGGAAGACAAGCGTCAGTCCCGCGTGCTCTTTGAGAGCGCCGTGCGAGTTGCCGCGAAGACCGTTGCGAAGCAGCTTCACGAAGCCTATCAGGCCCGCTACGTGCAGGTCAAGAAGCTGAACGAAGCTCGGGTTGCCAAGCAGATGGATCGCTACCTCGCGTATGTGGTCGAGCAGTGGGTCAAGGAAAACCGAGTGGCGCTTCGTGCCCAACTCCGGAACAAGCTCACTGAGAACCTCTTGAGCGGTCTCAAGAACCTCTTCTTGGAGCACTGGATTGAAGTGCCGAAGTCGAAGGTGAACGTGGTCGAAGCGTTGGCCAAGAACGTGAAGTCACTCAAGGCCAAGCTGCAAGAGTCCGAGAATCAAGCGGTGGCTCTCCACCGTGAGAAGAAAGAAGTTGTCAGCCGTGAACGGAAGGCGCTCGTTCGTGAGCACCGTGCCCGGTTGATTGCCGAAGCTGCGAGTGCCGTGATTGCGGTAGACCGTGGCAAGTTTGCTGCTCGTGCCGACACATTGCGGTTCAGCGACAGCAAGTCATTCAGGAAAGATCTTATTGCTCTTCGCGAACAGTACTTCGAGGCCAAGAAGACGGGTGGGCGCTCGTCCGACGTGCCAAATGCTGTTCCCTTGTTTGAAGAGAAACTCCGTCGTCAGGGTACCACAACTGCTGTGGACGCATACTCCGACGCACTGGACAAGCTCTCTGGGCAATAATCACGCGCACCAATAACGTCAGTAGGAGATACGACAATGGCATTACTCAAAGAAGCCCTCGAACGCAAGTGGGCTCCCCTTCTAGACCATAAGAGTCTACCGGGAATTCGTGATCAGTGGAAGCGAGCTTGCACGGCTATTGTTCTTGAGAACCAAGAACTCGCAGCCCGTGGCGCACAGGGGTTGGACGGCGGGCAGTCGCTGTTGACCGAAGTCGCTCCCTCAAACCAGTCCGGAGCCTTTCCGGGCGCGGCTAACCTCAAGGGGTTTGATCCGATCCTAATCGCGCTCGTTCGTCGTGCGATGCCCAATCTCATTGCTTATGACATCTGTGGCGTGCAGCCCATGTCAGGGCCCACCGGATTGATCTTCGCGCTACGCAGCCGCTACGCTAATCAGGGCGGAGACGAGGCGTTCTACAAGGAAGCGAATACCGCATGGTCCTCCGCTGGACTCAGTGCGAATTCCCAGACGGGAACCTATCCGTTTGACAGCCCGTACGATGCTGCGGGTGGTATGACGACACTACAGGGAGAAGGTCTTGGAACCGCATCCAACACTGCAATTCCTGAAATGGCATTCTCCATCGAGAAGGTCACCGCAACGGCAGTGACTCGCGCCCTCAAGGCCGAGTACAGCGTTGAAATTGCACAGGACTTGAAGGCTGTGCATAACCTCGACGCTGAGACCGAGCTTGCGAACATTCTGTCGGCTGAGATCCTCGCGGAAATCAACCGGGAGATCGTGCGTAAGATTGGCTACACTGCGGCGAATGGCGCGAACACAACCAGCACGGCTGGCACGTTCGACCTCGACGTGGACGCGAACGGTCGCTGGTCAGTAGAGAAGTTCAAAGGTCTCTTCTTCCAGATTGAGCGTGAAGCGAACGCCATTGCGAAGACGACACGTCGTGGCCGTGGGAACGTCATCATCACATCTTCGGATGTGGCGTCGGCGCTCGTGGCTGCGGGAGTCCTCGACCATCAGCCGAACGGCATCAAGGCTGACCTCGACATCGACGACACCGGCTCGACATTTGCTGGCACCATCATGGGTCGCTACAAGGTCTTCATTGACCCGTACGCTCCTGTGGCTGTGACCACGGACTACTTCATCGTCGGCTACAAGGGCACCTCGCCTTACGACGCTGGATTGTTCTACTGTCCGTATGTGCCTCTCCAGATGTATCGTGCGGTGGACCCGAACTCGTTCGTGCCCAAGATTGGATTCAAGACTCGTTACGCAACGGTCGCGAACCCATTCAGCCGGGGCGGCGTAGTGTCGGACGGCACCATCGCGCCAGACGTCAACATCTACTACCGTAAGGTGCGAGTTACGAATTTGTTTTGATAACTCCTTTCGTTACAAGGACTTACAGAAGAACCCAAGGAGGGGAGCCGCAAGGTTCCCCTTCTTTCGCATCTCAATAAAATGAATTACCTATATACTGTATGGAT